AAGAGGTCAACCTAAATATTATGCCATGTTTGGAGGTGGTACAGGAGAGTCTGACACCACATCTGGAAGAATGATGTTTGCTCCTGTTCCTGACACAACCTATAAATTTAGAGTACACTACAATGCAGCACCGGCATTATTAGAAAATAATGACACTAATTATATTAGTCTTAACTTTCCAAATGGGTTGTTATATTGCTGTCTATCAGAGGCATATGGATTTTTAAAAGGCCCAATAGATATGTTGACACTATATGAAAATAAGTATAAACAAGAGGTACAGAAGTTTGCTAACGAACAAGTTGGTAGAAGACGAAGAGATGACTATACTGATGGCGCTGTTCGTATACCAGTAAACTCAGCAAACCCGTAGGAGATAAATTATGGCAATAACATCGGCAATTTGTACAAGTTTCAAACAAGAAATTTTGGTTGGTACACACAATCTTACAGCAACAAGTGGAAACACTTTTAAAATAGCTTTATTCACAAGTTCAGCATCTTTAGGAGCTGGAACTACAGCTTATTCAACATCAAATGAAATTACAAACTCATCTGGAACTGCATACACTGCAGGTGGAGCAACACTTACAAGTGTTACGCCAACAACTGATGGAACTACTGCAGTCTGTGATTTTGCAGATGTAAGTTTTAGTTCTGCATCTTTCACAGCAAACGGTGCGTTAATTTATAACGATACACAATCTGACAAAGCTGTTGCAGTAATAGCTTTTGGTGGAGATAAAACTGTAACAAGTGGAACTTTCACAATTCAATTTCCAACAGCAGACGCATCTAACGCAATAATTAGAATAGCGTAAAGGAGTAACGCGGTATGTCCGTTACTAGAACCTTTACAGTAACGGTGGTTAGCACCGATAGTGGTAATAAATATTTTATTGATGGTGTTCAACAAGCTACTTTAGAATTAGTTGAAGGCGCAACTTTTAGATTTGATCAATCAGATTCATCAAACTCATCTCATCCATTAAGACTTTCTACAACAAGCAACGGTACACATTCTGGAGGAAGTGAATATACAACTAACGTAACAACTAATGGAACTCCAGGATCATCTGGAGCTTATACTCAAATTGAAGTAGCTTCTGATGCACCAACTCTTTATTATTATTGTACAAATCACTCTAACATGGGTGGACAAGCAAATACTCCTAACGTAGATTTTTGGGGCGCAGGTAATTGGAGTGCTAATCTTTGGGGAATAAGTGAAGCTTTTACAACAGGTTGGGGTGCTAAATCTTGGAATGATGGTGAGTGGGATCAACTTTCTGATGAAACAGTTTTTTTAAGTGGAGTATCTGCTACCGTTTCTATTGGAGAAGTTGATACATTTCCAGAACAAGGTTGGGGTAGAGATACTTGGAATTTTGAAACTTGGGGTGAATCAAGTTTAACAGTTGAGTTAACAGCACCTGATGCAATGATATCTAATGTTAGCATCGGTTCTGATTTTGGTGATGGTTCTTATGGACAAGAACAAGGTTGGGGACAATTTGTTGTAAACCCTGCAGACGTAATGGGATTAACAGGTGTAGCTTCAACAGCAAGTATTGGATCACCAACAATAATAGGAAACGTATCTTTTTCATTAACAGGAATTTCTGCAACTGTTAGTGTAGGAACAGTAACTGCAGCTTCTCAAATTATTGGATTAACTGGTCAAGCAATGACATCTGCAGTAGGTTCAATATCACCTGCAGACGCAATAGGGTTAACAGGATTTTCTTTAACAAGTAATGTAGGTGAATTTAGTATAACATCAAATCCTACTACTATACCAACAGGTTTAAGTATGACTTCTGCTGTAGGATCAATTGCTCCTGCAGATGTAATGGGATTGACAGGAGTCTCAGTAACTGCTAATGTTGGAACAATTGTTCCTGCGGATGTAATGGGATTAACAGGTGTTTCAGCAACAGCTTCTGTTGCTGCGTTTGGAACTTCCACTGGTTTTGGAATTCAAGCATATCAAGCTATTGACACAGGTTCTAATACAAGTTATACAGACGTAGCAGCGTAATAGGAGATAAAAATTATGGCATCAACATACACACCTTTAGGTATAGAACTTCAAGCAACTGGAGAAAATGCCGGTACATGGGGTACAAAAACTAATACTAATTTACAAATTATCGAACAAATTTCAGGTGGATATTCCGCACAATCAATAGCAGGTGGTGCACAAACTACAGCTTTATCAGTTTCTGATGGATCAACTGGTGCAGTTATGTCTCACAGAATGATTGAGTTTACAGGTAGTATTACTGGAAACCAAATTGTAACAATTCCTTTAGATGCACAAACATTTTATTTTTTAAGAAATTCAACATCAGGTGCTTACACAGTACAGTTTAAATATGCATCAGGTTCAGGAGATACTTTTACTTTTGCTACAACAGATAAAGGTGACCAACTTGTATTTGCTACAGGTAATGATGGGACTAACCCAGATATTTATACTTTAAGTTTTGGTGATGTAACTCTTACTGGAACTGAAACTTTAACAAATAAAACTTTAACTTCACCTAAAATTGGTACATCTATTTTAGATACTAATGGAAATGAATTAGCTTTACTTACAGCTACAGGTTCTGCAGTAAATGAATTTACAATAGCAAACGCTGCAACAGGTTCAGGTCCAACTCTTTCATCAACAGGTGGTGATACAAATATAGATATTAATATAACTCCAAAAGGAACTGGAGATGTAGTTCTTGCAGGAGATACTGTAAAAGTTGGAGACAGTGGAGCAGCAGCTACACTAACTTCAAACGGAGCAGGTACACTTACAGTAACAACAGGTGGAGCTTCAGACTTAGTAATGAGCACTAACTCTGGAACTAACTCAGGTACAATCACTATTACAGATGCTGCTAATGGAGATATAACTATTGCTCCTAATGGAACTGGACAAGCTAAAGCAGTAGACGCTGGAGATGCTACAGGTGCAATTAAAATTGCTGGAAAAGAAACTATATGGGTACCAGCTGTTGCTATGTATCCTAATTCTACAAATGGTGCAGAAGCTGCACAAGTAGAATTGTCAAATGGTCCAGAAATTAAAGTTTTAGATTTTGATAAAGATTCAGATGAGTTTGCTCAATTTGCTGTTGCATTTCCTAAATCATGGAATGCGGGAACAGTAACTTTTCAAGCTTTTTTCACTGCAACATCAACAAATACAGGAACTACAGCATGGGGATTATCTGGCGTGGCTCTAGCTGATAGTGGAGATTTAAATACAGCTTTCGGAACACAAGTCGTTGCAACAGCAAAGGCACACAGTGGTACATCAAACGATTTAGATGTTGCTGCTGAAAGTGGAGCAGTAACAATAGCAGGATCACCTGGTGCTGACGAATATGTTTTCTTTCAAATATCTAGAGATGTATCGGCAGATGATTTAACCGCTGATGCAAGATTACTTGGAATTAAACTATTCTTTACTACGAGTGCTGCTAACGACGCATAAGGAGTAGAATATGAGAGACCATAAATTAGACATTATCAAAGATGTTGACGGTAAAAGTTTAAAAAAAAATAAATCAAAAAGAAAAGGCTTTGGTTATCAGATACTAGGATTTGGTTCTGGTGGTGGAGCTACAGTATTTACTACTAACTTTTTAGTTATCGCTGGTGGCGGTGGAGCTGGAGGTGGCGGAGCCGGAGGTGGCGGAGCGGGAGGCTATAGAGCTTCTGGTTTTGGACCTTGTTCTTTACGAGCTACAGCTTTAGAACTTGAACCAGGTTGTTATACAATAACTATTGGAGCTGGAGGAACAGGAGCACCTGGACCTGCATATTCTGCAGGGGCGACTAATGGAGGTAGTTCAATTTTAGGTGCATGTGGTGTTGAAGGATGTAACATGATTACCGCTTCTGGTGGTGGAAGATCAGGAGGTCAAAGTGGTGGAGGGGCCGACGGTGGTTCTGGTGGTGGAGGAGGTTTATTTTCTTCTGGAGGAACTAATGGAGGTAAAGGTTTAGGAAACACAGGAAGTTTTGATCCCTCTGAAGGAAACAATGGTGGTACTAGTACAGCTGCACACGTAAATGGTAACGGTGGAGGCGGCGGAGGAGCTGGCTCTGTAGGATTACCTGGACCAGCAAACAGTGGAACCGGAGGAAACGGAGTCCCTAATAATATTGGTGCATGTGGAACACCTTTTTCAAGAGTAAATTTTGCAGGAGGAGGAGCATCTTCTGGAGGATCTAGATGTTCACCATCTGGTGCAGGAGCAACTAATTCAAATGGTACTGCAAACTCAGGTGGAGGAGGCGGAGGTGGTACAGGCCTTGGTTGTGGAGGAAACGGTGGCGCTGGAGTGGTGATTGTAAGAGCACCTGCTAAAGCTAGTTTAAGTGTTACTCCGGGTGGAGCAACAGCAACACATCCAGGAGGAGATAAGATTGCAACTTTTACAGCTTCTGGTACACTAACAATAGCGTAAGGATAATTATATGGCAAACTTTGCAAAATTAAAATCACAAACAGATCCAACAGGATTTACTTCTGATACACATTTAGTTGTAGAGAATGTAGTAGTTATAGCTGATGATGTACCTACAGCAGCAGGACCATTAGGAGAAAATGATATGCACGTTGATGGTGAAACATATTGTCAAACTCTTTTTAAAGGTGGAACTTGGAAACAAACTTCTCTCTCTCATAATTTTAGAAAACAATACGCAGGTTTAGGATATGTTTATGATGAAGCAAAAGATATATTTATTGCTCCTCAACCATTCGCATCTTGGACTATAAATAATGATAATGATTGGGAG